AAGCTCCGACAGCTGGTAGACGTTGCTAATGCGGAATTACTAAGCGACAGAGTACCGAATACAGAGATGAGACGGTCTAGCGGTATGGCAAACCCAGCTAACGAGGTTAACCAGTACAGCACAATCATAGGATCATGTCCTCCAAAACCGCACATGAAACGACCTTACCCGATGATTAGCGGTGTTCACAACGTCAAGACGGCACAAACATTCATCAAAGCAATGCTATTGGCCTGTAAGGAATCAGAAGAACTGATAAGGGAAATAACACCAAGTATCTACGATGCTCAATTAACGGTGATAGAAGAAAAAGTACCACCAAAGTTTAGATTTGGGAGGTTATTCACATCGAGCATTAGCAACTTCAACATACCAGCTCCATTTCATCGGGATGCGGGAAACCTAGAGGGTTGCGTCAATGTCATCATTGCTAAAAAACATAACGCAAAAGGCGGTAACACAACCGTACCAGACTACAACGCAACGGTTGACAGCAGAGATAATTCAATGTTAGTCTATCCCGCATGGAGGAATGTACACGGTGTTACGCCTATAATCCCGCTTACAGGAGATGGATACAGAAACAGTCTAGTGTTCTATCCCCTAAAAGCATTCAATAGCTATTGGTAAACTAATACTTATAGTTTAATTATTTACCCTTTATAAAAATGTTAGAACACGAACCAACTAAAAACGATAGAAAAACAGCACAAAATGCGGCTGGTTTAGGGTTGCCTCACGAACAGATTGCGGCCTTGATCGGTATTACAGACAAGACGCTGAGAAAGCACTATCCAAAAGAACTAGCATTAGGAAAAGCTCAAGCAAGCGCACACGTTGCTAAGTCATTGTTTAACAAAGCTACCAATGGTGATACAACAGCAATGATATGGTGGACAAAGGCGCAGATGGGTTGGGGTGAGACCAACAAGACCGTTCTACAGAATCCTGACGGTACAAATGTAGAGGGTTTCCGCATCATCTTCAAAGACGGTAATGAACTTAGCTGATATTGAATTCCCTAGTAAGCTGAATTGCCTGTTCAAAAAGGCGCGATACAAAATACTCTATGGTGGTCGTGGCGGGGCAAAAAGCTGGGGTGTAGCGAGATGTTTGTTGCTGTTAGGAACTAGAAAACCGATCAGAATATTGTGCGCAAGGGAGTTTCAGACCTCTATCAGGGATTCAGTACACAAGCTGTTGAGCGACCAAATCATAGGGTTAAACCTAACAGAGTTTTACGAAATAACCGACAGAACGATTAGAGGGCGTAATGGTACAGAGTTTAACTTTGTCGGCCTGAAGAACAATGTTGCTAATGTAAAAAGTTATGAAGGTGTAGATATTTGTTGGGTTGAGGAGGGACAAAGTGTCTCAGCAAGGAGTTGGGATACCCTTATTCCTACGGTGCGTAAAGAAGAATCCGAAATATGGATCACATTCAATCCCGAACTGGCTACAGATGAGACTTATGTTAGGTTTGTACAAAACCCGCCTAATAATGCCATTGTGCAAAAGATCAACTGGTCTGATAACCCGTGGTTTCCTGAAACGCTGATGTTAGAGAAAGATGCTCTCAAGGTACGAGACTTGGAAGCATACAACACGGTCTGGGAAGGTATCTGTAGGGTAACCGTAGATGGCGCAATCTTTGCTAAGGAGATGCAGTTAGCAGAGCTGGAGGAACGTGTTACAAAGGTCAATTATGACCCTATGAAGCCTGTACACGCGGTATTTGATCTTGGTTGGGCAGACGCTACAGCTGTTTGGTTTGTCCAGTTCATTGGGATGGAGACACGCTTGATAAGGTACTTTGAGACAAGTCAAGAGACCATCAGCGCAATATTGGCTAGGATGCAGACATTTGGCTATGTGTATGATACGCTATGGCTACCACACGATGCTGAGAACAAAACACTTGCCGCGGCAGGCCGTTCAATAGAAGAAATCGTACGGTCATCAGGCTACAAGACAAGGATTATTCCTAGAACACCAGTTGTAGACAGCATCAATGCGGCAAGAACGATATTCAGAAATTGTTGGTTTGATAGGGATAACTGCGTGGATGGGCTACAATGCCTGAGACACTATCGCTATGAGGTTGATCCTGATACAAAACAATTCAGCCGTAATCCGCTACACGACCAGTATTCACATGGTGCTGATGCGTTTAGGATGTTAGGATTGATGATACAAGAGCCAAAGAAGATGGTTGTTAAAAAACCCGTGTTTGAACCTGCTAATTGGATGGGATGATTATGTCAGAAAATCAAAGTGACTTTGACCCAAGGATTGATGAGGCTAAGAAATTCCTCAAGTTGGCTAATGATGCGGACACAAACAATCGGTCAGAAGCCCTTGAAGACCTGAAGTTTGCGGCTGGAGACCAATGGCCTGTTGAAATACAGAATTCCCGCACACTAGAAGCACGCCCTTGCCTGACGATCAATAAGATTGACGCGTATGTACGCCAAGTCACAAATCAGCAGAGACAACAACGTCCACGCATCAAGGTACACGGCATGAATAGCCAATCCGATGCTAAGGTTGCTGAAGTGTTGACGGGCATTTGCCGACACATCGAGGTCAATTCAGATGCTGACCATGCTTATGACAATGCTTTTAACTATGCTGTACGCATGGGGTTTGGGTACTGGCGCGTCAAGACTGACTATGTACGCGAAGATTCATTCGACCAAGAAATCTATATTGAACCAATTCATAATCCGTTCACGGTTTATTTCGACCCTAACAGCACCTTACCAGACGGGTCTGACGCTGAAAAATGCTTGATTACACAAGTTGTAAGCAAAGATATATTCCGCAAGATGTATCCTGATGCTGATGACGGCACAGGGTTCAGCCAACGTGGTACTGGAGACAGCAACGCTGAATGGGTAATGAAAGAAGATATTCGGATTGCCGAGTATTTCTATACTGTGAGGAAACCTGAGAAACTTTGCTTGTTGAGCGATGGTACAAAGAAATTCAGGTCTGATTTGCCCAAACAAGAAGAACTGTTAGCAATGGGTTTGTTTGTGATTGATGAGCGTGCATCGTTCAGAAAAGAAGTCAAACAAATCAAATGTACTGCTATTGAGGTACTGGAAGAAGGCATATGGCCATCGAAATTTATCCCGATTGTTCCCGTGTATGGTGAGGAGTTTGTTGTAGAAAACAAACGCAAGAAATACGGTCTGGTACGCATGGCTAAAGACCCTCAGCGTATGTACAACTTTTGGAAAACAGCTCTTACCGAATCGGTCGCACTCGCGCCCAAGGCCAAATGGTTGCTTGCCGAGGGTCAAGATGAAGGACATGAGAACGAATGGGCGATGGCCAATATCAAGGCAATGCCTGTGCTTAGATACAAGCAGAAGGATATAGAAGGTGTGCCTGCACCCGTACCTACAAGGATTCAGCCCGAAGCACCTCCGTCAGGAATAATTGCCGCGGCAGATGGAATCAACGCTGATATGCAAGCCGTGTTAGGGATATTCGACCCCAACCAGATGGCAACAGGCAACATATCAGGGAAAGCCCTAAATGGTCAGCAACAGCAGATTGACCTGACTAATTTCCATTATTACGATAACCTGACACGATCTATTAAGCATACTGCCAAAATCATTCTCGATCTAGTGCCCAAAATTTACGACAACGCACGGGTAATGCGGATTATTGGAGACGATGGTAAGCCTGATTTGGTCGACATAAACAAACGTCAATCCGATGAACAAGGCGTAATGTCTATCCTAAACGATGTAACGGTTGGCGAATACGATGTAGTGATGGATACAGGGCCAGGCTACAACAGCAAGCGTATTGAGGCTGTAGAGTCAATGATGCCTATGCTTTCAGCTGATCCAAACCTGATGAACATTGCTGGTGACCTTATTTTCCGCAACATGGATTTTCCTGGGGCTGACATTATTGCTGACAGGCTTGCCGCATCTAACCCGTTGGCACAGATTGACGACAAATCACCCGTACCACCACAGGTTCAAATGCAACTGGCGCAGTCTAAAAAGATTATTCAGGACTTACAACAACAGCTACAGGGTATGCAACTGATTCTGAAGAATCGTTCAGATGTCGAGCAGATGAAACAGGATGCCGAGACCAAACGTGTTCTCATCAAAGAGACCAACAGGGCACACGAGATTGAGCTTAACGACCAAGAGAGACACCGCGACATGGTTTTGCGCACAGACACGCAGGCGCATGATACTGTCATCAAGACGCAGACCCAGCTGGAGATTGAACGCATGAAAGCTGATTTGGCGGTTTATCTGTCGCAATTAGATCGTTTGACTGAACGTGAGGCTAAAGCTGAAGCAGTTGAACGTGCTATTTGACAAAGTTTTAAATTCGTGTAGTATTTACACAAACCTTACCCGTGGGGTTGCACGGGGTTAATTCTTAGGGTTTATCCTATGTCTGAAAAAGAAGCATCGTCAGTATTGACGAGTGAAAACAGTGCCGAGTTTTATGCTAACAAACTGAATTTAGCTGACAGAGACGATGATGTGGCGGTTGAGGAAGCTCCCGAGCCATCCGAAGAATCTGAGCAGAGTGAATCGGTAGCAGAACAAAGCAAAACTACAGAGGAACGTAAGCAGAATCCGAAACTGGAAAAAAGGTTTTCTGAGCTGACCAAACAACGTGAACAAGCCAAGGCCGAGGCGCAAGCTGAACGCCAAAGGAGTGAACAGTTAGAGGTAAGGCTAAGGGCATTAGAGCAACAGGCTGTACCACAACAGGTACAGAGCATTGATGATGAACCACAGCCTGGTCAATTTACTGATGCGTTTGAGTACGCAAAAGCATTGGCTCAGCATTCAACAGAACAGGCTTTGAAACAGAGGGATCAACAAGAGGCAAATAAAAAAGCTAATGAGGAAAACCAAAAGACAATACAACTTTGGTCTGCCAAATTAGAAAAAGCAAAGGTTGATTTACCTGATTGGGATGAGGTTGTAACAGGGACAGATGTCCAAATTGACAACAATATTCGAGACTCGATACTAGAAAGTGATGTTGGACCACGAATCCTCTATCACTTATGTGACGATATTGAATATGCTAAGAAATTAGCCGCCATGCCAGTACGCAAAGCACTAGTTGAGATAGGAAAACTGGAAAAGCTGTATGAAAAGAATGAAGCGAAACCAGAGACTGTAGTGAAAAGTAAAGCACCCGCACCTATCAAGCCTTTACGGGCT